TGCATCTGTTTCCACCAGCGATCTATAAACCCAAAGGTGGTTGTGCATTGTTCGATAATGGCGAATGCGCCACTGTTGTCCTCTACCTCGCGCCAACATTGCGCTTGATCATGAAGTGCTTTCGCCGCCACCCCCGGCATGATGGTTACGTCCAACATTCGCGAAACTGCTGCTATGCGTGCCCGGTTACTGGCCAGGCTGTCGAGAGCCAACGCCGCCACCCGCAAGACAGAGAGCGGGCCGGATGGAAGCGTGCGGCCGGCCGTGCCCGAGTAAAGCATCCCCGACTGGAAGGTACTGGCTTGAATTGCATAAAAAGCGTTGATCTCTTCGTCCGAAAAAACAGGCTTTAGCACGTTCGTGTTGCCTATCAGCAACCGAACATTTGCTACTGCCGGATTCGTCGAAAAGTCATACGAGAATGACATATCAAAAAATGGCCGCGGCCCACTCCCCCCGGAACGAACCACGGCCAAGCTACCAGGTATACACGGAGGAAAACCTTAAGAGCCGCTCCCGTTGCTGCCAACCGTGGTGCGGCCATCGAGACGCGCGCCGCCGATTACGGACAGCGCCTTGAGCTCTTGATCCATGGTGTAGAAGTCGCCAAGCGTGGCATCTACACCACCGCCGACACGCTGCGTGTTCGGGACCTTCTGCAAAAGCTGTGGCGTGCGGAAATTGTTCATGTAACCGACTTCGACGGACGGCCTCATGGTCTTGTTCGGATCCACCGTCAGACCCCAGGTGCCCTTGTTGTTGGAGCAAATGGTGGTCAAGTACGGCAGATAGATGGGCTTCACGCGGCTGATAAGCCAATTGCTGGTCTGCACGAATTCCTGCGGCTGCGCGGTGCCGGCGGTGCCGCCACGGTTCGTTAGGTAAACGGAAATCATGTGCGCTAGATTGTTAGCAGTGACTTCGTTTGTTCCGCCGTACCACAGATAGATCGTGGAATCGGTGACTACGATAGGATCGCCGCCGGAATCTTTCATGTTGAAAAGAACGGTGAATCCGTCGCTCAAGCCTTCAATGTCCAGCTTTGGATTTGTGTGATCGGCCCCGTTGGCCGTGTTTATGATATTGCCGTAACCGCTGGTGTACAGGCTTGCATGCGGTCCGTTGACATCGAGGAAAAGCCCCGCGATGAATTTGGAGATGCCACGATTCGCGCCTATCACCAGCCGATCGGAAGTGTCCTTGAAGATTCCCAGGTCATCGTTGACGAACGCGGCCCAGTTGATCGCATCACCAATTGTGCCAAGCAGCGGAGCGTAGGTGATGGGCGCAGTGGCCGAGCTTGGTTGCGCCAGCGGAATCGTCGCCGCATTCTGCGGTATGGGCCCGTAGAGGCTGCGCCGCTGCGGTTGCTCTGCCGGATCCCGGAATGTCATTGGAGCCGTCATGCCATCCAGCAAGTAGCGCTTAACGGTGCGGAAATCACGCAGGTTTACAACCTTGACGAGAGCCTCTTCAACGATCGGCCAGGCAGCGTAAGTGCCGTAGTAGATGCGGTCCAGCACATCGCCGAACAGCGCTTGATAATCAGTCTGCGCCATGGCCTCGCGGAGGTCCATGGTACGGCCGCCGCCGGCCGGATAAAGGCCAGGGTACCTCTCCATCAAGTAGCCGGTAAAGGCCGGATGACGCGGGCGCATGGCCTCGCGGATCATCGCTGGCTCCTCGCGGCCTGCCAACACATCGGCGTAAAGCCGCGCGGCTTCATTCACCCGACGCGATGATGCGCGGCCGGTTGGAGAGAATCCTTGCAATTCGGGAGCGTTGTAAACCGATCGTGCATCGGTTCCGCTAAACGGCGTGAAATTCATTTCCATGTTATTCGCTCCCTTTCAGCCGCACGATTGCGGAAGTGTCCGTTGCACCGGAAGATACACCACCCGTGTACGATGGGTCGATTACGCCAAATTCTGTGCCGCCGGTCGCGCCAGAGATCACCAGCGTAGTGGTCACGTTGGTCGTTGAGTCCAGCGACCCGGTAACGTACACCTTTGCGCCGGGCTTCAGCGCCGCGGGCGTCTGCGGTGAAACCACCGTCGCACCGATGACAGTCAATGTGAAACTTCCAGAGAACACAAAAACCGTTCCTCCAGTCGCTGCGCTGTAGTCATTCAGCGCAATCGCCGGCTCGATTCCGACCAAGACGGCATCGCCGGCCAGCACGGTGTTCGGGCACAGTGCAAAGCGCCTGTTGGTGGACGGCCCAGGATAGATCTCATTCTTCATGCGACACGTCCTTTCGCAGCAAATTCCGCAGCCTTGCGGTCCAGCCCAATCGATTCGTACACCCGGATGGACTGCTCCAGATCGTCTTTCTCGCGCGCCGCCAGGCGTTCGGATTCCTTGGCGTCGATGACCATATCGGCCGGCGCGCCCATGCCCGTTACTCCGTAACCCTTGGGTTGCAGAGACTGCACATACTGTCCTTCTGCCTTCGCCGCTGATTCCACGAGCGTCTTGAATTTCTCGCGGTCCAACTGGCCTTCTACCACCGGAAGATCGCGCTTGTGATCTTCGTCTCCGACGACTTCAAAGATCACGCGCGACTTACTGGCCGGAGGAATCGAGAATGATTCCAGCAGCTTCGTTGCGGCCTCCCTGGCATCACCCCTGATTGCCCGAGCCTCAAGAGCCAATACGGTCGGGTTAGCTGTTTTCATCGATTCTGCCAAGACCGCTTTCACAGTTTCCGCCACCAACGCGGTTATCTCTGCTTTTTCCATCTCCACCTCCTGTGTGGGTTGCGGCCTCGCCGCTTCTGTCAAAATCATTCCCCCGGCGCCTGGACGTGTCACAATGTCTACACTTTCAGCGCTGGTCAATTCCTTGAGGACCGGACGCCCATCCTTGGTTTTGCCGGATTCCGCATTGCCGGAAGCCTTAATCGACATCCCGGTGAATGAAGCCTTTTCCTTGATCAGCGGAGCGTAATCGCTGGTGAACAGACCATCGCCATAGAGCCCCGGCCCCTGCTTTGCCGATTCGTCCCAGTAAGCCGGACCATCCAATGCTCCCGCCAGCTTGTGCCAGTCGCCCTCAGGGCGAGCCGCCTCTTCCGCCTTTGTGGCGTGGTTGATGTAGATGTGGGTGCCCTTTGTGAAGACCTTTGGTCCGTCACGCTTCAGAACTTCAGCCGGATAGAATGCGCTGGCTCCCTTGCCTGGAGCAATGAGCTTAATCTTCATTCGCACCGGGTTTCCGCTAGCCTCGATCAGGTCTAATGCCTGTTCGCGCCAGTCGAATGATTCGACCAGCTTTAGCGAACCTGCTACCGGATTCGCTGCTGCCGGCTTCGCCGCTTCCTTCATGTCCGGCTCTGAACACGTTGCGCCAAGCGCCGTGGCGTGATCATGGATTGTTTGGATTACCTGCTGGTCGTTCGCACTGTTGCGTTTCCCGACTTCCACCAACGACATATCCATGAGTGCGGCCACGAGCTTGCTTTTGGCATCCGCAGTTGATAGGTCTGGAGCGGATTCCTGTAGTCGAAGGGCGAGGGCAACGTAAGCGGCGGAAAGATGTGGGCGAGATGCCGTCATTCACGGCAAGAATAACCGCTGGCTTATGTGTTTTCCAAGACAAACGCAGGAAATATTAGTAATATAAACGCATGGCGGAATCACGAACTATCCCGATGTGCTCGAAATGCGGCCACTATCCACGCGCATTCCCTGAATCAAGCAACCCGTGGTGTAAGCCTTGCCTGAACGAATACCAGGCAGAGTACGCCGCTAACCGTAAATCCCGCGATAGCGGAAAGGGATTCGCTTCCGGTGCCGAAGAGATGCGCCGGCAGATCCTGGCCGGCCTCGGCCGAATGAATCCTGCCGGAATGCTGCGAATATCCGAAACATCTAGCTGGATCGCGGGCGTGCCTACGCCGCGGCCAAAGGATAATCTGTAATGGATCCCGAGATTGAAAAGAGACTGGCTGTGCTAGAAGAGAAAGTGGAGACTATCGTCAACGATGTTTTGGCGGATTTTGGGGCACGCTTGGATCGTCTGGAAGATTCACGAGATCATCCTTCCGCGCCAAATATAGGTTCCTGATAAGGCAGGTGTCACAATCTGGTGTCTGGATCTTATTCCACCAGATTGCTAGATTTGTCAGATTTGAAACTCCAACCCGGTCATAAATTTTGGAGAGATACATCTTGACGGTCCCCTCCGTAAGTCCCAGTTGATACGATATTTGTTTAATTCCATGTCCTGTTGCAGCTAATTCCGTTACCTGCTTCTGCCTCGAAGTTAGATTAAACGTCTGTTCCCGCGCGTAGCGCATGCACTAAGTTATAGCATCTTGCACTGATGAACGTACGATATCCACAGCTTTTGTCCGATTCTGATCAAAAGCCGGCCTCATATACGGCTGCGCCGCCTGCCCCATCCATCCCGGCGTATAAGGACCAGGCCCGGCGCCCGCCGACTTCTGCCCGCGTTCTCCTGTCCCGAACTCAACGTGCTCAGCATAATCCGTGTGTGGAGCGATGATTCCGGTCACCGCAAACGAACTCGACGCCATGGATTGATCGCTTCCCATGATGCCCACAATCCCACGCTGGACGTCCTCCTTGATGCTCGGACGCAGCACGTCCTTATCCACGGGGCAAATGGCTTGCGCATCGTCCCGGATCACCTTAGAGGCTTCTGTGACGCCATCAAACAGGCGTGATGCCACCTTGGCTAATAGGCCTTGAATACCAGCTTGGTTTATCTGGATTTGGGAAGTAGCCTTAACGCCCATTACGGTGTCCCTCTACTTGCCGTGCGAAACTCTCCCACCATTACCCGCGTGCCAGTGGTTATCTGGTAGGCGTACAGCGTGTCTGCGGTAAGGACTACGTTGGTTCCAAGAGAGAAACTTACAACGCCGTCTTGATTGGAGTTTCCTGCCCGCGCGCAGTCCTGCCGGCCGCTCGTGCTGGTATCGCCGTGGATTATCTGCCGAGCCCGGTCTGTGTATAAGACCAGCGAGCAAGGCGCGCCGTATGCGCGGAACTTTATCGCGGCGTGCGTCGCCCCTAAATTGAATGCCGCCGGGTTTGGCTCATAGGTCGCTGTGAGATTTTCGTAACGGATCAGTCCAGCCGCTTCCGACCAGCCGTTCAGATGATCGTCTACCTCTAGCGTATCTGCGCCAATGTCCTTACCGTCCGAGGCCGCACCCTTGTAAGCGGATGACGAGGCGAGAGCACAACTCCTCCAGTTGGCCTGCGTACAGAGCGTTCCTGGATTTACCATCCCCACAGCAGCGAGATTGGGAACAGGCATGTTGTTCGGCCATGAGGTGCCGATGGCCGTCGTATCGGGATCTCCGCTGAGTATTCCCTGAATGAACACGTTGTGATGGACTGCCGTCGCCTCATTCGGCCAGCATCCGGTATCTCCATGGGCGAGGCCGTGGTTGTAGGGCACGATGTTGTCGTAAATCAGCCCGTACAGTTTGTCGTAGTCGTCCAGGTAGGGCATACCATCCGAAGCCTGATGACCACACGGCAACGGGATCCCCGAGTTGTTCACGTAGTTCCACGCCGTGACCGCTGGGTCTGGTCCAGCAACCGTATTGTGGCGGAACCCGGAGTTGATGTCGTTCTGCTGCTCCCATCCGGCCCCGCCACCGCTAAAGAAGTTGTTCTCGAACCACGTGTTCTTGGCCTGGGTGGTCGTGGCCTCGTAATCATTGGCGTTAATGGTCGCCCGCCCGCCAACCCAGAAGCCATTGTTCCGAACGGTGACATGGCTAAACGTCGTCCATGGGATTCCGGCACCCAGTCCGGTCCCGCCTGTTGCCCCGTTCTTGGCTTCGAAAAAGATCACGCCGTCAATGGAATTTCCGTCAAACAGGCACGTCTCACAGTCCTTTGACTCGAAGGGACCTTTGCCGTTTTGAAAGGCATCGGGGTTGCGCACGATCCTATTCCTGATCATAGCAATCCTGGACAAATTGAGCCCTTCCCACTGCGCCATCTTGCCAATGGTCAGATTCGTATCGATCCCAAGCGGACCTACGGGCAGCATCGAAAAAGTCAAATTCGGTCGAGTTCCGCTGATCGCCGTGATCCGGCCGGTGCGCGTGCCTCCCTGATAGCACACGTTCGCACTAGGCGAGATTCCCGTGGGCCCGCACCACTTGCTGACACCGGGTGCTGCGGCCGCGAGAATGTCGCCCATCTTGGCGTCACCTACCGCATCTGTCAGCGTCACTGTACTGATTTGAGTAGCAGGGTCGAAGGTGCTCGCTGCAACTGTGCCGGTGGATGTGGCGAAGGTACCGCCCCCCATAAACACCGTCATGTCGCCGTTTTCGAAATAGTTGTTGATTAGCCGTATACCGGATCCAGCGCTGATTGCAAGGTTGTACACCGGATCGAGTTTGGGGCCAACTGGCCTGATTCTCGCCGTACCGCTCCAGCCCGGCGCGGCTGTCGTATCGATGGTCAGGCCCAGCCAAGGGGCCAGCATTTCGTTGAATGTCGGCGGAACCAAATACACGGAATCCGGCGTTTTGTAAATTGCCCACTTCACACCGGAGGCGGCATCCCAGCCGGGCGGCGTGCCCTCCACTATGACCATCGCGCAGGAATGTGGGGCGGCGTAAAAGGCGTTTGCGTAATTGCACCAGGGCTTTCCCGTCACTGGATTGGTGCTATTTCCGTTCTGCTCTGGCCCAATCCCCAGGATGGCTGCAATTCCCGGAGACGCAACCGCAGCAGGATCTGTGTTCGTCCCCGATGTTACTGGGTATGTCGGCGCCGGGACCGGCAGAAAACCGCCGCTGCCGTAGACTGCAGAATCCTCGATCAGCACATTGTTTCCGGCAATGACGATGCCCATACTGTTGCTCCGCAACGTGCATTCGATGGTTTTGCAATACTCAAGCGGGCCGAACAGTTCCTCCTCGCCGTTGGTCGAGATGACGTGATGAAAATCGATGTCGTGCGGAAGATATTGATCACCTGGAAATGGCCCATCCAGGACAAGGTTGGCGACACTGATGGAGCCGCCGCCGGTCGCGATGGCATGGTCGGTTGTCAGCACGAAACCATCGATATCATAGCCACTAGGCGCGGCACCGTAACTGCACATAACCCCGCAACTAAAGGCGAGTATGCCGCCGCTGGCCCGGAGCTTGACCATGCGCGGGATGTCGCTCATCTGGGGTTTGTAGCCTTGCGGCATTTCCGCCGCGCGGGTTCCGACCAATTTGACCTTGTTGTTCGCCGGGCAGTGAGCGCTCAGCATGTAGCTAATGGAGTAATTGCCAACCCGCCATGTATCGTAAGTGGCCCCGCTGTCCATGATGATCGTGGCGCCGCACGCATAGAGCAGATGCCGGCCCGTCTCGCTCCCATCGGCTAGGGCACCGTTCAGGAATCGCGCGGCGTCCGTTCCGTCTGCCGCTGAATCACCTGTGGATGGGCAATACCAGCGATTTGAGCCGATGCTGTGGCATGATCACCACATCACTCCTACGAAAAACGGCAGCAGTATTGTGAATTTCATTTAGATGCTGATGGCATTACAATCGAAATCGAGCAAAGGCATCTCGGATGCCCCGGCGGCGCATCGTCTCCAGACTTAAAAGCTTCGTCTATGTCAATTTCTCCCTGATCTTCGTTGGGAATGCAGATTTCTTCGCATGGATCCGGCCCGTCCGTATTCCATTGCTTCCGCGCCCCTTCCACTTCCTTGCCGCTGGACAGGATCGCCTGATTGTATGCACTGGCAAGCTCTGTACGCGCGATGGTGTCCGCGCGGCCGGCGTCCCCTAGTATGTCATTGATCGCCTTGACCCCATCCTGGTAAGTGCCGCCCTCGGAAAACTCCCGCGTCAGTCCGTCACGGATCAGATCCTTAGTGGTAGCGTCGATATCCTTGGCCAATTGCGAGAATGCGCGATTATCCAAATAGTTCTGAATGAACTCTTTGCCTTTCTGCCGTGCTATCTGGATCCCAAGATCCACCGTGATATTGCGGATTGCGCCCGACATGGCGCCTTCGACGGCCGACTCGTACATGGTGGATTCGGTAATGGTAGTCGCACCTCCAAAAACCGCCGCCGCTTCCAGCTTGGCCGTCACAGCGGCCTGAAGCTTGGCCCGCAAAAGCTCTTTCTCCTCGGATTCTATCAGCGCCAAGCTTCGATCCCAATTCCTCCCGCACCGCCAGCAGTTCCATCCATCCCCGATTGTTCCTTCCAGCATTGCGCGCATCAGTGGCTTTTGACAAACACATAACGCATGCCGTGATAATGGATCAGCCTCGGACAGTGCTTGCTGATGCATCCACGGCCCGAGAACCTTCAGCGTGGCCCGCTGCTGGCCATCCCAGCGCTTCAGGATCAGCCGCTTGATCTTCCTGCGCGCCTGGTTCAGGTGCTTCTGATGGCGCGCCTGCTTCAGGGATTCCAGCAGGACGGTGGCTTCTCTGATGGATTTCAGGAGTTCACTCATTTCATGACTTTTTTGGAAACTGGGATTATGGTCTTATATCTATAATTTAAGCCGGTTTTCTGGCGCAAGAAAGGAATTATAATATAAGGCTCGAATCGACAATGGTAATCATGACATCCGCACGGTATTTCAACAAGTCCAGGAATCAACCCCAAACGAGCCTGCCTGTTTACGGTAGAAGCACTAACGCGTAGGGCCTTTGCTATCTGTGGGGATGGAATACCCTGACCCTCAAAGTCGTAGAGCAAAAGATTGTCTTCACCCGGCAGTCCGCTCATTTTCGCACGTGCGGCAAGATTGCCAAATCGACATCCGGCTCCCATATCCTCACCGCTCCCGCGCCGGCCTGAACGGTGCGCTTCGGACGCCACGTGCAGCCGCACCTAGGGCAGCAGAACTCATCACCCTCCGCGCCCGCCAGCAGTGCGCGCATCAGTGGCTTTTGGCAGCAGGAATCCTCGGGAACGCTATCTAACATTTGCCGCCTTTCTTGCCGCTTCGCCAAGCCGCAGCAAAGCTTCTTTCATCGGTGCTTCCTCCTTCTGCGCCTCCTGCTCTGCCTGCTGCTCAGGAACCCCGCCAGGCAATGGCTTCGCCTTGCCCAGTGGAGGAGTCTCGATTTCCTTGGTGCGATCGATCTCGTATTCGGACTCGGGATATTGATTTTCCACGATCTCATCGCCATTCTCGTATCCCAGGTCGTCGTAGAGCCCGCGCAGTCCTTCTTTTTGATCGATTCCCACCGTCTGCCCGGCGCGATTGCCCAACGTCATGGCCGCAATGCGCGCGTCCACATTGGTCTTCATATCGCCTTCCCGGATGTTCGGGAAATTCACGCGAACCAGCAGTTCGTTTGCCTTAACTTCTCGATTGGCCTCGAACAACCGAATGTGTCCGCCGACTTCGCGCGTGCTAATCGGAGCGTAAATCATGCGTTTGCCGTCCTTTGATTTCACACGCATGGATTCGCGTATCACAACGTCGTTTGCCGACATCCCCCGCTCCGAGAGCACTTCTTGCAACCGGCCGTTGGGTGCCCGTGCGGACACGCCCAGGTGGTGCAAGGTCAAGATCATCAGATCCTGCCTCCACGCTTCCTGCTTTTCCAGTATGGTGGTTTCGACGTCCCTGTCCAGCGATTGGGCGGTAGCGTGATTCCCGGTTTTCGAGTCCCCCAAGAATGTCTCGGGGACGCCAAAAACCATAATCGACATCTGCATTATCCGGCGAACTTCCTCTGGGTCCTGCGATTGTCCACGCTGATTCACCAGCTTCTGCGTAGTTCCTGGCCCGCTCACCCACGTGCTGCCGAACAGTGCGGACGGGTTGCTATCCCAGAGCGTCGAACCGGGCCCCACCGTGGTCCCAAGCTGCTGCTTGATGCCCATGATGGCCTGCTGGCCACCCTTGGTGGTGATGTCGCGTGCTATCTGCGCATTGCTCTGGGCCGTCGAGGCGCATGCTTCCAGGTACTTCTTGGATTCCCGCGCCCATTCCAGCGCCGGATATGCGCGCGGGCATCCCCGCTGCCATTTTCCGACCTCGCCGCACTTGGAATGATAGACCGGATTATCCCAGAGGACCTCATCATCACCGATTTTATCCGGCCTCTCTCCTTCCGGCTCGTAGCCCAGCGCCGGGTACCACTTCCGTAGCGATTGTGTTTTTGTGACACCAGTTACCTGGTCGAATACGCGCTGAGAACAGACCCGCAAGTAGTACCACGGCGTATCCACGTCGTCAGGGTCCGTCTCAATGCGATCGATCTCTGTGGGATCTATGGTGCGCAAAGTCGATTTTCCAGAATCGAGCTTATCATCGAAGAAAACGAAGAAGATGTTTCCGTCCAGATCTTTGGAACGTTCCAGCTTCGTCAGCGCCACATGCCCGAGTATCTTTGTGTTGTCCGCTACGAACTGATTAATTATCGCGTTCACTGCCTCGTCCGGCGATGAAACCTCTACGCCGCGCGCGAACACGTAAGCGGCGCACACGTCCACCAAACGTCTGATTATCGGGTTTTTCAAATAGTACAACCGCGCGATGAGGATTATCTGCTGAATCCCCCAGCGCGTAAACTCCATTTGCCCGATCTGCGTCTCTCGGCGCCATTCGACCGTTTGGAGCATCAGGTCAAGCTCACTAGACGCGCCCACGGTCAAGGAAGCGGCATCCTCGCGTACCGTTAGAGAACTGGCATCCTCGCGCATCCAACGTGGAAGCCCCCACGGCTTTCGCAAGCTCTCGTAAGCATGCGCTATCAGCCGATCAGTAGCCGCCAGCGTGGAAGGCCCCACGGACCATGGCCCAGCGCCGGCCATGGCGCGCGCTTCCACAAGCTCAGCGATGCGCTCCATGTGCTCTCGGTTAGTCCAAGACTCGCGGGCCTCAAGCTCCAGGATTCGCTCCGTGGCCACTTCCATCGCCGGCCTGAGATCTTGCTTCGGCCGGATCCATTCAAGCGCCCGCAAAAGGTAGGTAATCAGTCGGCGTCTCATTGTGCGCTATCGTATCACGAGATCAGGACTTTCCCCACCGTGCATCCCACTCTTTAAGAAGTTCATCCGCCATCCGAGCAACCGACGGCCCAGCTTCCTCATTAAAGTAGACGTTTATCGCTTCTACCGCGCACCGCTCCCAGAAGTCGCGCCGCAAATCTTTCATGCCGGCGGCCTTCGACAGTTCATTCCACTCCGTGCTTTTCTCTGGCATCTTCTCCGTCCTCCACAGCACGTACCATAGCCCAACGCGGCTTTCAGACCTTCCCCCCTCTGATTCTATGCCGATATCCAACAATTGCTGCTTTGCATCCATGCAGTTCGCCTGCGAACCAAACAAGGCTTTCATCTGTTTCTGATCTTTTGCATTAACGAATATTCCGCTTCGCCATTCAGTAGAATCTTGACGGAAATCTATCCATCCTGGAGGTGTATTCGGCCTCAGCAAAGGACAGCGTCTTTCAATGAAGCCGACCATTCGCCATGTCTCTGGCGTACAATCTTCTATAAATCCAGGTAATGGCTCAAACTCCTGATCCGTGTTTTTCCCGAATGTATCGGACATACTCTTCGTGATCTCCTGCTTTCATTCGTGCGCAACTGCTGGCCAAGTGCGGCCGGTAATGGTGCAAAGGCTCCCGAATCACAGCCACTTCCCATCCTGCCTTCATGATGCGCAGCCAAAATTCCCAATCTTCATACGTGCGGCGGTGCTCGTCATATCCGCCGACATCCGCCCAGCATTTGCGGCGGAACATCGAGCAGGAGAAAATGCAGTTCTGGTTCAGCATATGCTCAACGGTTAGCGGCTCCTTGGGATATTGCACAATGCCGCTATCCGCCCACGTAAGCCCCGTCGCCACAATGCCAACGTCAGGGACCATCGCCGCGGCGCACCGTTCGACATAGGTCGGCGCAAGCCAGTCATCCGCATCGAGCGGCACAACCATATCCACATCCGGCATGCGCTCGATGCCATAGTTCCTGGCATGCGCAATTCCAAGCCGCGGTATGCGGTAGTGGATTAGGCTGAAACCATCCCGCAACTCAGCAATCACATCCCGTGTATCATCGTCGGAATGTCCATCAACTATGTTGATAACATCTGGCTGTAAGGTCTGGATGCGGATGCTACCCACGCATTGACGCAGGTAGCCGCCACAATTAAGAGTCGGGATTACTACGCCGATCCTCATGGATATTTTCATCTGCTAACCGAAATTACTGAGGAAACACCACAAAATGCAGAGTGTTAGGAGGTTGGCCGTTGAAAGTCCAGGACTCCGTCCAAGTACCTACCTCTGACGCCAGCACTGTCCCGTAGTAGACCGTATATCCATACGGCCCCAATTGCCATGATCCAGGGTATGTCAAAGTCTGTCCATTAAACACCCCGTTTTTTAGCATCGTGGCATTCGGGGGACCATACCAGATGAACTCATACTGGTCGCCGACGTTAAAGAACTGCGTGTTTCCGGTGGTAAAGTTCTGCACGAATACTGAAGGTGTTGATCCGTCCCATCCCTGCGGCCAAATGGTAAGCTCCAGCATCGGGAAAACCTCGCCATCCACGGTCCACGTTTCCGTCCAGAATCCAACCTCGGATGGCTGGACCACGCCATAGTATAGCCACCATCCGTTGGCATCACAGTTGA